TCAGTGATTGGTGGTAGTGTTGCTCAGGCTATTACAGGTACTACGATTACATCTACCGTAGGATTTGTTGGTAATCTTACTGGTGATGTTACAGGTAACACAGCAGGTACACACACTGGTGCTGTTGTAGGTAATGTCACTGGCAACTTGACAGGTAATGTCACAGCTTCTTCTGGTAGCTCCACATTCAATAATGTTGTTATTAATGGCAACTTGAATATGGATGCTTCTTCAGCAGCCACTATTACCAACCTCACCACACCAACCAATGCAGGTGATGCAGCCACTAAAGGATATGTTGATACACAGGTAGCTGCTCTTGTTGATAGTGCTCCTGCTGCCTTAGACACCTTGAACGAACTGGCTGCAGCTTTGGGAGATGATGCTTCCTTTGCAACCACTGTAACCACATCCATTGCAGCTAAACTGCCACTTGCTGGCGGCACTATGAGTGGTGCTATTGCAATGGGAACAAACAAGATTACAGGTCTTGGAGATCCAACAGCAAATCAAGATGCAGCTACTAAGACTTATGTAGACACTGCTGATGCATTGAATCTACCTAAAGCTGGTGGCACTATGTCTGGTGCTATTGCGATGGGTACTAATAAGATTACAGGCTTAGGTACTCCAACAGATAATGCTGATGCTACTACTAAATTGTATGTTGATACTATTTTAGGTAGTGCTACGGCTGCTGCTACTTCGGCTGCTGCTGCAGCTACATCAGCTTCTAATGCTGCTACTAGCGAAAGCAATGCAGCTTCATCAGCAAGTACAGCTTCTACAGCAGCTACTAATGCTGCTGCTAGTTATGACGCTTTTGATGATAGATATTTAGGTAGTAAGACTTCTGCACCATCTGTAGACAATGATGGCAATGCTTTATTAACAGGTGCTCTATATTGGAACTCTGTTGGTAATGTGATGTATGTCTACACAGGTTCTTCTTGGGCTGCTGCTGGTTCTGCTGTCAATGGTACTTCAGAGAGATCTGTATATACAGCTACATCAGGACAGACAACATTCTCAGCAACATATGATGTTGGTTATGTTGATGTCTATTTGAATGGTGCTAAGCTGGTAGCTACTTCAGACTTTACAGCCGATGATGGTGTAACTGTTGTTTTATCTACAGGAGCCACTACTGGTGATGTTATTGACATTGTTGCCTATGCTGCTTTTGAACTAGCTAATGTATATACACAAGCACAATCAGATGCTAGATTTTTAAGAATCTCTAACAACCTCTCTGACTTGGCTAGTGCTTCTACTGCTCGTACTAATTTAGGTTTGGTTATTGGAACAGATGTCCAAGCTTATGATGCTGACTTAACAACATTAGGTGCTGGTGGTTCTTCTGCTCGTTCTTTCCTTGGACTAGCTATTGGTACTGATGTACAAGCCTACAACGCTAACACAGCAGTAACCAATTCAGCACAGACGTTTACTGCTACTCAGACCTTTAGCGGCACATCTTCTACTCAAGCCATTGTCTTGAACGATGCAGCAGAGGTAGCTACAGTATCAGCTACAGCGGCTACAGGTACGATTAACTACGACATTACCACTCAGTCAGTCTTGTACTACACAAGTAACGCAAGTGCTAACTGGACTGTTAACTTCAGAGGCTCTAGTGGTACTTCATTGAATACATTGATGAGTACAGGTCAATCAATGACTGTGGCTTTCTTGGTTACTCAAGGTTCTACTGCTTACTACAACTCTGCTGTTCAAGTGGATGGTACAACCTCTGGAGTTACTACTAGGTGGTTAGGTGGTGCTCCTACAGCGGGTAATGCTAGTGGCATTGATAGTTATCGCTATCTCATCATCAAGACTGGTAGCGCAACCTTTACAGTCTTGGCAAGCAACACACAATTTAAGGCTTAAACCTATGCCATTACAAGCTACAAGTGGTGCAGCTAGTTATGATGCCTTCGGTGGTGGTGTAGCGGCTGTTCCTAACTACATCGAGGACGTGTTTTCAACGTACCTCTACACAGGCAATGGAACATCACAGACCATTACTAACGGCATTGACCTTTCTACTAAAGGTGGACTTGTTTGGGCGAAATCTAGAACTACTGCATTTGATAATTTTCTTGCTGACACAGCTAGAGGTGCAGCAAACTATTTAAATACAAATAGAACTTTTGCTCAAACTAATAATAGCGCAGTTTTTAGTGGTTTTACTAGTAGTGGGTTTAGTATTGGATCATCTGCTGGAGTGAATACTTCTGCTGATTCTTTAGTTTCATGGACATTTCGTAAGCAACCAAAGTTTTTTGATGTTGTAACCTATACTGGAGATGGAACATCTGGTCGTACAGTTTCACATAATCTTGGTTCAGTTCCCGCTTGTATGTTTATTAAACAAACTAACAATGTGCGTGATTGGCAGGTTTATCACACAAGTTTAGGAAATACTGCATATTTATCATTAAACACTACTAGTGCATCATCAACAGGTGCAAATAGATGGAATAACACAGACCCAACATCAACTGTTTTTACACTTGGAAATAGTATTGCTGTAAATGAAACTGGTAGCACTTACGTCGCCTACCTATTCGCCCACAACGCAGGAGGCTTTGGTCTGACTGGTACAGACAATGTGATTTCGTGTGGGTCGTTTACTGGACAAGCAACAGTAGACCTTGGATGGGAGCCACAGTTTATTCTTTACAAAGTAACGAATGTGACTGGCGATTGGAAGATGGTCGACAACATGCGAGGATTTGTTGTTGACAATGGTTCTGGCACAGGTGATAAGGTTTTAAAGCCAAATCTGTCTAACGCTGAAGCTGGCGACTATGTAATTGATCCTACTTCAACGGGGTTTAAAGGGTACGAATCAGCAGGAAACACCTACATCTACATAGCCATTCGTAGAGGCCCGATGAAAGTGCCTACGAGTGGGACGAGTGTTTTTAGTCCTAATATAGGCGCAACAGATACCACTTCAGTGACAACAGGGTTTCCCGTAGATTTATTGATGGATCACAGCAGAGGTTTTAGCAGTTTAAATACAGCCGTATTAGACAGACTGCGTGGCACTTATGGTTCAATTTCTTCATCAACAGGTGCTGAAAGTGACTATGGTACGCCATCAAGATTTCAAAGCAACACATCTGTGCTTCCTGATCTTTTTGGCAATGATTTTGTAGCGTATTCATTCAGGCGTGCCCCCAGCTTCTTTGATGAGGTTTGCTATACAGGGACGGGAAGTGCAAGGACTGTGGCGCACAACTTAGGTGTTGCGCCAGAGTTGATCATTACAAAGAAACGATCAGCCACGGAATCTTGGTGGACATGGTGTACAAATGCGCCTAATTCAACAAACGGAAGTTACGCAAATGCCTTAAATGCAACATGGGCTTATGACAATCAAGGGACATCTATTTGGGGTTCTCCAGTTAGTCGTACAGCAACTGGATTTTCTGTTGGCTCAGTACAAGAAATTAACGGCTCTGGCGTTACCTATGTCGCCTACCTATTTGCAACCTGCGCTGGGGTCTCGAAGTGCACCGCGTTTACAGGTACAGGAACACTACAGACAATTAACTGTGGGTTCACTGCTGGTAGCCGCTTTGTCCTCATAAAAAGAACTGATGCCGCAGGGGATTGGTACGTCTGGGATAGTTCACGCGGCCTATCTTCATCTACCGATCCGTACCTTTTATTGAACTCAACAGCCGCAGAAGTAACTTCTACAAATTGGGTGGATACAACAGCAACAGGGTTTCAAGTTACAGCCGCTTCAGGTAATAATGTAAATATCTCAGGCGCATCCTACATAGCGCTTGCCATCGCTTAAAGGAAAAATCATGCAAATCAGAATTCGTGAGAGTGGACAAGTCATGTACGAAAGTGAATTTCGTGCATACACAAAAGACCGTGGAGGCCCATCATGGGAGACAACAACAACTGAAATCTTAGAGGCTTTGGGTGCTGATGTAGTCTTTGAAGGCGCACAAGCTACAGGTGGTACTGTTTACCAATACTCTCAAGCACAAGGTGTAGAGCAGATTGATGGTAAGTGGTACACAAAGTATGTGTTAGGCCCTACCTTTATCGATACTGTTGAGAATGGTGTAACTACCACAGCACTACAGCACGAAACTGCTTACAAAGCTTCTAAGGATGCTGAACAGGCTAAGAGTGTTCGAGCTACTCGTGATGCTAAGTTGGCTGAAACTGACTGGCGTTATCGTAGAGACTTAACAACTACCCAACAATGGGATGACTACTGCCAAGCATTGAGGGATGTACCTGATCAAGAAGGATTTCCTTGGACAATTACATGGCCTACACAACCTACGGAGTAAACATAGATGACTAAAGCAAGAACACTAGCAAACTTTGTAAGCGCAGGTAATCCATTGGCTGATGGAGCTATTGCAGCTTCTGAAGTGACGGGGTTGTCCACAGTTGCAACTAGTGGTGCTTATGCTGATTTATCAGGTACACCAACACTTCCTACATTTCCTTCTGGTACTGTTGTAGGTACTACAGATTCACAGACTCTGACAAACAAAACGATTGAAGCTGGTACATTCACCAATGGTTACACAGAGGAAGTTGCTACAGCCAACACTTCTACAGCTTACACAATTGACTTAGCTAATGGTTCAGTACAAATCT